TGTTTAGGTTGTCCACTTGAATTGTAAGCAGAAACACCTATCATGTCTTCAAGATCATCATACCAAGGCATTTTTATATATGAGGTCCTAAGGGTACTTCTATGTCTTCCAGACACTCCACCGTAAACACGAAAAGAAGAAACGTCTTCAAAATTAATTGAAGATTTCTTATGCACGGTGCCCAATGATAGGTTTTCCGGAATAGGTATAGAACCCTCTGAAAGAAGTCCAACATTTAAATTATTAGAAGCTTCTCTTACATACTCTTTGCATATTAGAGCACAAGCCGTTAAACCATTACCATTCGATCCAGAATGAATACCAGCAAGAATACAGTGTTTATTAATAATAACAACACGTCCTATGCCGCAATATCCTTTTGAAGTCTGTAGATCTTTAATATATAAACCTCTATCCATAGAATGATGACTAAAAGTAACAGTATTTGTAAAAATTTCACAAGCGTTTCCTCCAGGATGATGTTCAATAAGTGCTGAATCAAAATCTGAAATTTTAGTACACATAAGATCTCTCAAGTCTTTAAATAAGTTATTTTTAAGAACAACGAAAGTAATGTCATCATGAGATTTGTAGAATTGTAGGTGGTCAGCAGGATATGAAACAAAGCCTGAACGCTCTGTCATAGAATTACTAACTTCTAACTTAACAAGATCGTCTCTTAAATAGTGAGTGTTGAATATTGCTAGGTTTGAGTATAGTCCTAAAATAATGGCTTTTTGTTGAAATTCTTCACCATCCTGACCTTCATAAACAAATACAACAGTACGTTGATTTGATGTAACTGTATTGTAAATCTCATCAGGATTATTCTTAGTTCTTTTAGAAAACTTTATTCGGCTTGAAAAATGAGCAACATCACTCCAATCTTTGACATTTTTGTCCCTTTTTCTGGCATAACCAAATCCAGAGTTAAAAACGTCATGGAATGAATCTAAATTATCGTTTTCAGACTCCATGGTAGGATTTGTGTTAGTAATGTTGCTATCAGTCCAGTAGATATACATTTTGTAAGACATAATTCCTAGTCCTATTATAGAAGCTGCTCGAAGAGCAGACCCACTAGGACCGTATATTTTATATAGAGATCTTATCTTAGGCAAAAGCAATCGTGATGGAGCAGAATTCCATATCTTCTCTTTAAGATTATAGTAATAATAACGAGACATAAAAGTAGTTTTCTTAGTAAATTGTCCGAAACCTTTCTTAAGAGCTCCGAATGCGTCAAGTTTATATAACTTATTCTTTCGCATTGCAGCCAACTTGTAAATATAAGGGGATTTCTTCAGATAATGGATGTCATCTTCAAAGATGGCTGGCCATTGGTCGTAAAGGTTATTAAGTTTCAGCTTAATACTTTTAACTTCCTTGAGAGCAAAATTGTAACTTTCAAGATATTCGTCTTTGAACTCTTGGTAATCTAGTATTTTCTCCTTATCGTCAAAAGCTGGAACAGGATAGTTTTCATAATCAGATATGATTTGTTCAAACTCTTTTAGTTCATCTTGCAATTTCTTTATAGTATCAATAATATCATCGATATTATCTTTCCCATTATAGAAAAAACTTGACTCACTCTTCATAGTTCCATAATCGTCAGGATCCATTCTAGTGGCTCGAATAAAATTTTTTCTTTTTTCTTCTGCTTTATCAAGTTCAGAATACATAATATCCCTTAGACCTGCAATATTAACGTAATTGTCTCTGTGAAGATACTTTTCAGTATATGTATTATTCGTAGAAGGTATTCGACGATAAATTTGAAAATTCCACAAATCCATAGGATTGTCAGCCATGGCAGCCTTATCAGTATCCAGTGCACCATTATCAGAATATTCTTCTTTTAATTCTGCATGGACAAACATAAATCTTCTCCAAACAGCTGTAGGATTGTTCATTGAATGCTGTGCATTAAGATCAGCCACATTGGTGTCTATAACTACTAAGTCAGGACAGACTAACACACAACCTTTCTCATCAACATTTGCCATATTGGCAATATATGGAGCATCATTAACAACTAAGAGTAGTTCATCTAGAGCAACATCTTTTCCTTGAGCTGCAAGAGTGTCTTTCATTGCACCAACTTCTGGCATATGAACAATTTTGTGTTCAGTGGAACTATATTTATCCCAGAATTGAAGTTTACTGGTTCTGTCATAAACCATTGAGGGTTTGTATTCTAATCCAGCATGTTTACAAAAAATTTTATAAACAGCTGTACATAGAGAACTCTTACCAACTCCAGGGTTACCAAAAATAATAATTCCAAAAGGAACTTTTCTGTTCATAGTAAGAACTGTAGTCTGATATTTATCCAGCATCCTCTTAATTTCAGAAAAATTTCGAGAAACATTCGGTTCATTTCTTTCACTTGGAGTCAAGTCACTATGAAGAGCTAAAATTTCTCTTAAATCTACAATATTTTTAAAAATAGATTGTTTCAGTTCATCTCCTTTCTCATTAAGCGAATAAAAATCCTTTTCATGAATAGCTTTAAAAGATTTGTTTAAAAAGATATCTTTTGGGGAAGCCATAACTTCAAAGAAAGAAGATTTTCCACCTAAATAATTAACAAAATTTGTAGTTGTAGTACCTATTAGATCAAGAATTTTGCGGGAGAGTGAGAGATATGAAACTTCGTGGATTTTGTTATATGGTTTGGTACCGATAAATTTAACAAAATGAGATCTAAATCTAGCTGGAACAATTTCCATAATAACAGCGTCTTTAGCAAGATCAAGAAATGAGTTAAACATTTCACAATCGAGAACTGTTCTAGCAGTATTGATGAAATCTGATTTTTCTGATCTAAAGATAAATAGGTCTATAAATGCAGAAAAAGATTTTTTCCCATGCCAGGGACGCATAGCATAATAAGTTTTGTTATCCCTGGAGGCTCTATCTAACATAAATGAAGCACTCGAAGCTGCGAACTGAAAAGTGATGATTTTAAAAAATTCACTTTCACTTTCAGCTTTTGATAACAGCCATGAGACAGTAACGAATTTGTTTGCTATGTCCAAAGCTCGTGAAAGCTTCTTACCGTAATCGATATCGTCTTGGGACCTGAGATAAGAAGTAACTTGCTGCTGAAAATCTTTGAACATATGAGGCGCAAAACCTGACATACTTGTAGCAGTAATGCCAGCGAGTGCTAACTTGTCAAAGATATCAGAAGAATTTTGTGAAAAAATTCCGGTAAAATCAGGCTGAAAACCACTAGATTCAGAAACATTATTTGAGATGTTGTGAACTGTGCGGAACTCAGAATATTCTGTGTACTCAGGCGAAGAAGATGCAGGTATCTCTTTTTCGTCGCACATATATTGATAATATAAAAGACTGTCTTCTGGGACATGAGGCAAACACTTGCTCTTAAGCTCATGATATTTTCTCATGCTAGTAAGATAGTAAGAAATAACACAATTAGCTATTTCCAAATCTTCATAAGTTTGAATTCGCTTTTCTATATCATTTATAGTGCGTAAAAATCTTCCTTCTCCTTTAAATTTTTTAGCAGATAAAGGAGAGGAAGGGGAAACACAATAGTTTCTAATATTCGACCAGGATTTGTCAGTATAAACGTTTTCTAGAATCCTGTCTAAATCAATGTAATTGTTATACTTAATACACTCTCTTAAAAGTTTGAGTTCAGTAGTAACAATGTTTTTCATGCACATCAAAAAATTTCTCGCAGCATGAGAATTTTTAGGAATCTTGAGAAGATACATATCGTTATACAAGGAACTAAAATTATTTCTAGATACTTTTAGAACCTGTTTGTATCTCTCTATAAGAGTTTCCATCTTATTCGTATGAATGTTGACAGGATAATATTTGCAGTTTCCTTTTTTTCGATAAACTTCAGGATAAATCTCCTTAATGATATCAGGAACTGCGTGGTTATCAGAATCGTTTTCCTTTGATTGACAAACTTCAGGATTAAATTCCTTAATGATGTCAGAATACGATCTGGAAAAATTGGACTCAATATTTTTAAATTTGGAGCCCTTTTTTCTAGCTAACCTTTTTTGTCGTCTCTTTTGTCGTTTATGTTCTTTTCGTCTTGAGACGGCATCGTCAATTTGATTTAAATCTGGCGCGTAGCACGTATCGTTTTTTCTTTGAATTGTAACCATATTTGTGTGCTAACTATTTGTGTTTGGTTGTAATTTGTTTAAATTTGAAGAATGAAATGATCAAAATAAATTAAAAGTGGTAGTGCGTACCATATAGCAAACCCTTGAAAAGGGTCTTAATATTTCACAACTTTGAAATATCACGGAACTAAGCCTAGACACACGCACAAAGTCAAAAAACAAGATAACGGAAATGAATGTTAATTTTCCTTTCAACAGAAGGGAAGAGTTCATGCCCCCCACGCCAGTAGGAAGGGCAATTCCAAATGTTAACCATAAAGGCTTAATTAGACATATCATATCTATCCGTTAAATTATTAGAATATTCATGCATACGACTTACTTGAACGGCGCTATATCTAATCTACATGATAATTTCAAACATAGTAGATGAGAAAAATGATGAACAAAATACAAGTCATCATAATTCTAAAGCATTACATAAAGTAAGCATAAGTATGAAGTTTAATTCTTCAAAATAAATAAATAAATAAATAGATTTAACAATGATCTGGACATCGTCCTACGAAACTAAATCGCTTCGTAAAACGATTCCATTTCTAATCATCGGGTGAATTAAGTTTAATAAATAGCTTGAGATCACCAAACTCGGCTAAAACGCGGGTTATACCCGCGTTTTAAACTTTTTTTTTTTTTTGTTATTGCTACAACATTTATTCGTTGTAAGTCACTTAAAAATTTGCGACATAGTCGCTTATTCTTATAATTTTAAGCGACTAGTTTTTACTTAATCGTTCGCTCGATCTAATTTATACCTTCTGTAAATTGAACTTACATATTGCATCCTTGTCCAAAGAACACTTATTGTTTCATTAATAAGCTTCTTTCTCGCTTCTTTGTCTTTCTTCATTCCAGGGATTGGAATTTTTTTGAGTGCTTTAACAGCAGCTTCAAAATTTTCAGGACCGCTAATAATTTGAAGATATACCTTATGGTGTTTTTTGTCAAAGAGATAATCTGTTAGAGCAGATTGCTCAATGTAGTATGGAATAGCAAAATATTCTCTCACAGCTTCTATTTTGTCTTGATTTGGAGTTGGCCAAAAGTGATTTAACATATACTCCATTGAAGCCAGAAGACGGAAGGAATCGGCTGTAATATCACTTATGTCATTGTAACCACGACTAAGATAAAAATCTACAGCATCACTACCATCCCAAAACTTGTAATGAACAGGTCTAATGAAACCAAAACCCTTATTCTTCATTGAATCGGATTTTCTTTTGTGATTATTGATGTGCATGCCAAATCTGTATAGAACACCATTTGGCAATTTCAGAACATGATTGTCAGTAAATTCGGCAGGATCAATGTGAAATCCTAATTCTTCTTTTCCAGCTAAGTTTACGGCGATACTCTTATCTTCCTCATCATCAGACTCATTCAAATTAATTTTCTCTCTGATCTCAGGTTTCTTCCTTTCTTTGATTTGAGCAGGTCGAAATCCTTTACCAAGCTTTATAGGCTTCGTAGAATCATCTTTATCATTTCCTTTTCCAACAAATCTTGTAAAAGCGTCCTCAGCCTGTCTACTCCTGTTATTTGTTTGACCCAAAAGTCTTAAGACAGCATTTCTGTAAGGTTCAGTTCTACCTGTAGCTGTATTGGCAATATTATTGCTATTGGTATTAAATCTATTAAAGATTTGGGCGCCAACACTTGTAAAGTTACTTGGATTTGGTAGAATATTATTTTGGTGAACATTTCGAGTCTTACTGATTCTTGGTGGGTTTAGTCTTATTGGAGGGCAACCTAGGAAGAACATATAGTTAAAATCATGTCCCACAGATTGTGCAACAGTAAAGTATCTTCGTCCCTGCTTGTTTGGTATCTGAAAAGTAATATCTTGATATGAACAATCATAATCAAGAAACACATATTGTGAATAAATAGTAGGTTCGAGATAAGTACCAGCAAGAGAAGAAGAAGAAAACTCATAAGGTCCTTGAGTCAAATTTATATTGTAGATATTGAACCCATAATTTCCGTGCTCATGACTAGAAATCCCTTCATAAATTGTTTTCCACGTAGATGAATAATCAGAAGAAACCGAAACATTTTGACTTGTCATATTCGAGAGTATCATATAATTGTAAGAACCTCTTTGAAAAGCGTAACACTGCCTGAAATGATCATGAAACGTGTCGCCAAGTTCTATTGTCATTTCATTGACAGTGAATTCTCCTCGAGATAGTGGAAGAAAACGTGGCATTGTAAAATACTCATTATTATTTTCTCCAGGAATAGTAACTCTCATTTTGGCTGTCATTGTTCCGGCTAAAGTGTAAATATTGTCATAGTTGTATGATGAAAAATTGACACTATCATCAAGGTCAAGCTTAGGAGCTCTAGCAACAAAGATGTCACTAGATTCTGAAAAGAATGTCTCTCTTCCAGAAGCGGTGTAAGTGATAGCAGGATGAGGGCCATTTCTAGGAACGAAAAATGAAACATCTTCCATCCAAGAATGGATATAAACTTGAACTGCTTTTTCAGTTGAAATATCTAGAAAGTCACCAATCACTTGAACGGTAACAAATCCATTGCAAAGTCCTTGTTCATACCAATCTTCCTGATAAGATTTCAAATCACGCTCAACCACAAAATTACCCATCTTCTTATACTGAACATCGCCATTAGGCCAATCACATTTATAATATGGCCTTTCTGACATGCCAACCTGTACAACAATTTCTCTCCTTTTTGATAAGTCAAATTGGAATTCTCGCCTTTCTCCCATCTCATCATAGATTGAACCAACAGTATTCCACCTTTTCGGAGAAGGTGTATAAAAAACGCTAACCCTTCCCTTAGTTGTAGGAGATGTCTCAATGCATACACGATAAAACATTGTTCCTCTCCACAAGTGAAAACTAGAAGCAGTCCAACCTGCTGGTGTCAGCATTGTAAAAGTATCATGTACTCCATACATAGGAGTCACGGGAATACAAGCCAACACTTCATCTTTGTCACCTCTCCACGGATGTAGATAGATTAAAGTCTCACGAGCACACATCTCTAAAATGGTATCTTCGCTCGATTCTAATCCGGTTTCATCATGTTCATCAGTTTGTTGGGCTTGAACGACGTCACTAACATCAACTCCTGTAGTTTGATTAATTGGATCACTGCTTTCTGAACGAAAGGTTGAACGCATACCTAAAACTAAATTTTCTGCTTTCATTTTAATAAAGAACCGCATATTTGCAGGAACTCGGATGCCGTTTCCAACTATAAAAACAGTTGAGACATCAGCAGCAGTTTTGAGTAAATCTGGTGTGGGTTTAGCCAAGTCAATTGTATTATGATAATAAGTGAAAGGAACATTATAAGAAATATTTCCTACTTCACCAATCTTGACTTTAGCCGAATGTTCCCCTTGAGAAACATAACACAGGGCGAGTTTCAAGTATTGTTGATAATCTCCACCAAAAAATTCAATATTTTTTGCATTAGGGTAACTATTTATATAATAAATACCACTAGTGTAAGGACTAGCATCCCAAGAAATACTTAATCTTAGGTCAGCTCTGAAAGCTCCAAATTGAAGAATGAGTTTACTGATTAGAGGATGAGTCAAAAACATGACATATGGATTCATTTCATAAATATTCTCAACGGCTCTAATATAACCATATGAAAAATATCTACTAAGAATTTCCTCATAAGTATTTACATTGGGAGAAACAGTATAGGGAATGTTAGTTACTGTTCCGACGTTTGCATCATAAGTTTCATCAAAATTCTGGACAACAGCTTCTGAAGGACCATCACTCTCATAGACAATCTCTTCAGAAGATTCACTACTCATATGAGTGATTTCTCCTTTACCACAAGAACAAGCTGTAGAGATTTTTGTATTTGATTGCTTGTTACTCTCTTGCTTAATCATCTCTCCTGTGCCTTTGGGTTTGATTTTGTTTTGAATCTTAGTTTGTTTCACGTCCGCTTTTGCTCTCTTCAAACTACCATTTGGTTTGTCATTGAGAACATTTTTGGTATTTCTTACTAGATTCTTAACAAAGCCTCCCGAACTCTCTTTTGCACTCTTAAATGGACGACTCTTAATAACCTTAGCCGCATTCTTTCCAGCTTTAACTGCACGTTTCGCTATCTTGGGTGCTCTAGTAGCAACTCTAACAAGTGCTCCGATAAATTCAGATTCCATGATAGGATTGCCATCAGCGTCAAACCCAGAATGCTGGTTTAAATCATTCATTTGTGCTATAAGTTCATCACAAGTAGGTAAGAACATTGAAATACGCTTTGAAACGTTGTCATAATATTTGTTATAATAATGAATGGCTCTCTCTCTCCAATGATCATACTCTTCAGGTAAATCACAATGAAGAAAACGTTCTGTTAAATATGAATGTAATATTTCAGCAGCCAGAGTTCTATTATCAAGATTTTTGTTTACAGCTAAATAAGATGTCATTTTGGTAAGAGAATCCATAGCGAGAGGAGCAACCCATCTTTTGAGAATATTTGAATATCTGAAATTTCTTTTCAAAAATGAACAGTTTTCAAAATCTACGAACGGTTGTATTTCTCCTTGCTTGTCTGTACCTGTAAATTTGGCTTTAAAGACGTCATAACAAAATTTAGAATAACTAACTGCATTGAAATCAGAAGCTTCAAAAGAAACACTAGCTATCACGTCATCTCCATAAATAATGGGATCAACATGAAGAAAGAAATCAGTGAGCATAAATTCTCTTTCCGTAACTCTTGTTTTTTCATCACACATGAGAAAATACCAACCATACATTAGAAGTATTAAACCTCTAAGGGAATTATCTTCAGCTGTACCATACTTTCCTGAGGGTTGAATCCCAGGCATAGTCATGATAACATCATCAAACAAAACAGTGGGAAAAAGATTTTCTTCAAGAATACAGTCAACACAAGAAATTGCATAACTGTTATAACCTCTCATCTGTAGAAAACGAGAAACAATACTATTAGCAGTTCTCGCAATATCCATTGGAAAGGTAACGTCATAACCACTGTAATCTCCTTCAAAAATGAATCTATCATCTCTTTTGAGTCGGTGAACTATATTTTCAACTTCATGGGAATGCATATTAATGCCAAGTTTACAATTGAAAACATCTCTATTTTCAATCATAATTGAGTAAAATGGAGAAAGAAACATACGCTGAACTACAAGTTCTGGGAAAGGGGCTCCAAAGAAAACTCTAGTTTTGGCATCAACAACTTTATATCGGGGCAAGATCTCATCTTTGAGATAAGCACCTAGTACACCATGTGACATTTCACCGTTCCTGTAACATTCTAAAACTTCAGCAACTTTGTCTCTAAGAAAAGGAGTTGCAATTGCTTTGTCATTCTCGGCAATCACAATATAATCTGAACTCTTTTTCTTTCCATCATAAAAGACTCCAGCAGAAGTTGAAAAATTCATTCTAGAAATATAGGCATCATTTTCAACTCCATTAAGAGCAGCTTCTATCTGCAGAGGAGCAAGTTTAACATCCTCAGTTTTGGTAAGAAATCTCTTCAAAAGAATATTTTCTATTCGATTAAGGATCTTCTTGTCAAGAAAAGGCTTATCATGTTTAACTTTTCTTAGCCACATATTGTAGGGTGATTTATAATTACCATTTGAAACGAAAGGTTTAAAAACAGGGGGAAGGTGTTTAGGTTGTCCACTTGAATTGTAAGCAGAAACACCTATCATGTCTTCAAGATCATCATACCAAGGCATTTTTATATATGAGGTCCTAAGGGTACTTCTATGTCTTCCAGACACTCCACCG